AATCCTGCGGCGTTCTATGCCAGAGTTACGCGAGCTAATAGATAAGTCTCGTGAACTCTACCCGAAAGCCTTTCCCGGTTGTAAGTACAAAGAAGTAGAAAAGCTCTGGAACTTTCCGTCTGGAGCTAAAATAGAATTTGGATTCTTGGAGAGAGATGCAGATGTCTATCGCTACCAAGGTCAAGCGTATAGTTGGATTGGGTTTGATGAGATTACGCACCAAGCTACAGAGTTTTCTTGGAACTACTTGGCTTCTCGACTGCGTACAACAGATCCAGAGATTATACCTTATATGCGGTGTACCGCTAACCCCGGTGGTGTTGGGGCGCATTGGGTAAAGAAAAGATATATTACTCCTTCACCGCCTAACGAATCATTTAGGGGAGAAGACGGACTAACCCGTAAGTTTATACCGGCACGGCTAGACGATAATCCATACTTAGCGCGTGACGGAAGATATGAGCAGATGCTGAAGGCGTTGCCACCTACGCAACGGCGACAGCTACTAGAAGGTGATTGGGAGGTTGCAGAAGGTGCGGCCTTCACAGAGTTTGACAGAAACATTCACATTATTGAGCCTTTTGAAATCCCTATACATTGGGAACGCATAAAAGGCATTGACTATGGATATGCTTCAGAATCAGCTTGTGTTTGGGGAGCCGTAGACAAAGACGATGGCACACTAATAATATATAGAGAATTGTATCGCAAAGGTCTACTAGGCACTGACCTAGCTCACATTATAACTGAGATGGAGTTAAATGATCCATTAAGTGTTCCGGGCGTATTAGATACTGCGTGTTGGAACCGCACAGGGCAAACAGGCCCAACAGTTGGAGAAACACTCGTTAAGGCTGGACATAAGCTAAGACGAGCCGATAAAAACAGAGTTGCAGGCAAGATTCAAATCCATGAATACTTGAAAGTTCAGCAAAGCGGAAGGCCCAAATTACAAATATTTAATACTTGTCCTAACCTGATACGCGAACTGCAAAGTATTCCTCTGGATAAAAGCAACCCTGAAGACGTAGATACCCACGCACCAGACCATGCGTATGATGCGTTGCGGTATCTTATTATGGCTCGACCAAGGATTAGAGATCCAATTAGTCAAATACGAGACTTCCAACGCGAAACAATCTTTCAACCAGCAGACGGGACATTTGGATATTAATGAAAATTTGGCGACCTTTAAACACTTGGGGTATTTACGGATTAGGAATTACAGTTGGGTGGACAGTTATATACGCTATTGTTAGCCTAACACCAATGGGATAATCATGTCAGAATTTGAAAACACTCTTGTAGAAAACGCAGACAACATTTATTTTCAAGACGTTGAAAATGAAGATGGTCTTAGCCTTGAAGCTGATGAGCAAATAAAATCAAATCTTGCAGGGCTAATTGAAGGCCGCTATGCTGATGCACAGCTTGCAAGAGATGCTGACGAAAATCGTTGGATTACTGCCTATCATAACTTTCGTGGAATCTATCCAAAGAACGTAAGATTCAGAGAATCTGAAAAGTCTCGTGTATTTATTAAAGTTACGAAGACTAAAGTACTTGCGGCCTTTGGACAGCTTGTAGATGTTATATTTGGTACAGGTAAGTTTCCGATTGGTGTATCTGCAACTGAGCTTCCTGAAGGTGTTAGCGAATATATGCACCTTAGTAGCTCAGAAACCCCCGGAATTGAAACAAGTGCGGCAACGCCTACACCAACAGCCGCCCCACAAAACCCAATGGACATTGGTTATGCTGGTGATGGTCGTGTCCTAAAGCCCGGAGCTACGCTTTCTAGCGGTAAAGGAATCTTTGAAGATCTTCAAACTGGTGACAACGTAACATTTGAAGAAGGCCCAAGCCCAATTCCAGATATTCCAGAAATTGCTCCTGCTAAAGAAGCCGCAAGGAATATGGAAAAGCTGATTCACGATCAGATTGATGAATCAAGCGGCTCAACAGAACTACGTAATGCTATGTTTGAAGCTACGCTTTTTGGCACAGGCATTGTTAAAGGGCCGTTTAATTATAATAAAACGCTTCATCGCTGGTCAAATCAAGATGGTGAAAGAATTTATGATCCTATCTTTGTTCGTGTACCACGCCTTGAGTTTGTTAGTGTCTGGGATTTCTTTCCTGATCCTAATGCAACCTCTATGGAAGAGTGTGAATACGTAGTACATAGGCATAAGCTTAATAAGTCTCAGCTTAGAGCATTACGAAAAATGCCATACTTTAACGAAGACGCTATTCGTGATTGTATGATGCTTGGCCCTAACTACGTCGAAAAGGATTATGAATACGAACTTAAAGACGATCAGCGTATGTCTGATATGGGATCAAGCCGCTTTGAAGTTCTTGAATATTGGGGGTTGATGGATGCTGAATATGCGAAAGAAATTGGCATGGATTTGCCAGATGATGTTGACACCTTGGACGAAATTCAAATCAATGCTTGGATCTGTAATGGACTTGTACTTAGGGCCGTTGTAAATCCCTTTACGCCATATCGCATTCCTTACAATGCCTTCCCTTATGAGCGTAATCCTTATAGCTTCTTTGGTATTGGTGTTGCAGAAAACATGAACGACAGTCAGCAGATTATGAATGGTCATGCACGTATGGCTATTGATAATCTTGCGTTAAGCGGATCGTTAGTTTTTGATGTAGACGAAACGATGCTTGTCGGTGGGCAAAGCATGGAAGTCTACCCCGGCAAAGTATTTAGGCGTCAGTCTGGAATGCCGGGACAAGCTATTCACGGCTTAAAGTTTCCAAACACATCTCAAGAAAATATGATGATGTTCGATAAGTTCCGACAGCTTGCAGACGAACAAACAGGCATTCCTAGCTATTCACACGGCATGACAGGCGTACAAAGCATGACTCGTACCGCATCTGGTATGTCAATGTTGCTCGGTGCGGCCTCACTCAACATTAAAACAGTCGTAAAAAATCTTGATGATTTCTTGTTAAAGCCTTTGGGCAGAGCCTACTATCAATGGAATATGCAATTCTTTGAGGGTGAGCTAAAAACTGAAGGTGATCTAGAAGTAAAAGCTTTAGGTACTAACAGCCTAATGCAGAAAGAAGTAAGAAGTCAGCGGTTGACGATGTTTCTTCAGACGGCTCAAAACCCAGCTATTGCACCATTTGTTAAAATGTCTAAGCTTATTAGCGAACTGGCGTATAGTTTGGATCTTGATCCTGACGAAATCCTCAACGATCCCGAAGAAGCGGCTATTGCCGCACAGATTATAGGAATGCAAAATAATGTTGGACAAGCAATTGGCGATCAGGCTGGCCCCGGTGGTGAACAACCCGGAGCTATGGGAACCCCTGAAGGAACACCTCCACAACCTACGGATGTTGGAGTTACAGGCACTGGCGACGGCAACATCGGAACAGGAAATGTTCCGCAAGCAGGGGAAAGCGAGTTCTCTGGCTAACTTATTAACCTTACAAGAACAAGTAAATCAAAGACGAAAGGAACAAGATGATGGCTGAAAATACTGAAGAACAAACAAAGCAATATATTCGTAGTTTGTTAGCTGAACAAATGAAGCCGCAAAGTTCTGATGAAACTGAAGCTGAAGTAAAGCTTAGAAAAAATCGCATACAACAAGAATTGGATTCTTTTAGTCCATCAATAGTACGTGAAGTTTCTCAACAAGTAGATGCTGAAAGAGACTCAAAAGCTATGGGATCTTTAATGGTTCCTCCAGAGCGTGAAGACTATGCTGGTGGTGCTAAAGTCCTTGCTAAAAAATTTTTGTCAGGCGCTAAAAAAATTGACAAAAAACTTGAGTCTAAATTAGATGAAATTCAGGGTTTAGATGATACAGTTATTGGAGTAAGTTCAAAAACAGGTAGACCTAAGTTTGCGACACCGGGAGAAACTGCACCCGAAAAAGGTGTAATTGTAGGTAAAGATAGAGTAAAAATACGAGATACTAGTAAAACAGTAAAGGGCGGTATTTATGGTACTGGGGCTGGTGCTTTAGGCACAGCAGGCGTTGCAGGGGTTTTAGAATTATTTGATGGTAATGAAGCGGCCTTGATTTCATATGCTCAAGCAAATGATGATCTGCCTTCAAGTTCAGAAGCCTCTGATTTTGAAAAAGCTTTTAGTAAGGCTTTTAAGGCTGGAGAAGATACTTTTGAGTTTAAGGGTAAGACCTACACCACTGAACTAAAAAGAGGCGAAAAAGCTGATGGTGGGCCTATAGACACCTACGACAACATCAGCCCAGAAGAAGAAATGCAACAGGCTAAAGATATGCTTCCAGACGATGAGATGGAAGAAGAGTACGTAGATTACGTAGCTGAAGAAGTATTAGAACCCGAAGAGCAAGAATATTTATTTAAGGTTCTAGACGAAGATCCAAGACTAGAAGGGATCTTAGATAAGATTATTCTTAATGCAACAGAATTTGCTGGTGAAGGGGAAGTTGAAGGCCCCGGCACTGGCATATCAGATTCGATACCCGCAAGGTTATCGGACGGTGAGTTTGTAATCACCAAAAAAGCGACTGACCAAATAGGCGCAGACAATCTCCAGAAAATGATGGATGATGCTGAACGTGCTTATGATGGCGGTCTTATGGGCATGGCAAACGGTGGTGAAGCTGGCACAAACCCCTTCGTAAATCCTGAAGAGATGTATGGAGTTCCAAAGGATGGAGAAGAGGATATTGAACGCCAAATGCTTTACTCAAGCCGTATGCCTAGCTTAATGAACCGATAAGGCTACCTAAATACTTTAGCCCCTTATCATTTTATAACCTTGAGGCCACCTTGTAGTATCAAGACCCTGTGTTAGAAGCGCAATAACACAGCCACCTTGAAGAGACAACAAGCCCCAAAAAGGAGAAGACTATGAGTGAAGAATCGCAAGCGAATCCGTACAACCAAAAGAAAGCATGGCATACCCCTGATGGGCCACCCATGCAAAGTGCAGATTCATTGTTCTTTGATGAGCCACAAGAGGCTACTTCCGACGAAGATGACGGAACCCCTCAACAAGAAAAGGCTCCTCGTACCAATTATAAAAAGAGGTATGACGATCTAAAAAAACATTACGATCAAAAGATCTCTGAATTTAAACAACGCGAGCAAGAGCTAGAGGCTATGGCGCAGTCTGCCCAGCCACGTTACAGACCACCAAAGTCTGTAGAAGACCTTGAACGCTTTAAATCAGAGTATCCTGATCTGTATGATACTGTCGAAACAGTTGCTCATATGCGTAGTGAAGAGCAAATGACCGCCCTTCAACAAAAACTAGCGGCCTTAGAAAAACGTGAATTAGAAATGTCTAAGCGCGATGCCGAAGTTAAACTACGAGAGCGACACCCTGACTTTGAAGATATCAGGGGTGACGATAGATTTCATGATTGGGCTAAGACTCAACCTGAAGAAATTCAGCGTTGGATCTACAAAAACCCAGACAATGTTGCATTAGCAAGCCGTGCCATAGATCTTTATAAGATGGAAAACAATATTGCTATAAATACTTCCACTCGTAAGTCAAAACCTTCAAAGCCAGACGCGGCTAGTATGGTTTCGACTAAAACAACAAAGGTCGAACCACAACAAGCCAAGATCTGGACACAACGGGAAATTGCCGCTCTGTCCTTGGATGACTATGACAAATACGAACAGGAAATTGATCTAGCCATCCGCGAAGGACGAGTAGCAAGATAAACTATTTGTCTTTTTTAGGAGTAACAAATCATGGCTTATAATGTAAGTGACCAATATTTTGAGCCGACTACAGATACAGATGCGAACTTTGCCAACTCTGTAGCGGGTCAAACTAACTCGTTCTTCCTGCCTGCTGTCTACAGCAAGAAGGTACTTAACTTCTTCCGTAAGGCATCAGTCTGTGAAGCCGTAACCAACACTGATTATGCTGGCGAGATTGCGGCATTTGGTGATAGCGTAAACATCATCAAAGAGCCAGTAATCACCGTCTACCAGTATGAGCGTGGTGCTGACGTAACGTCTACCAAGCTGACTGACCAAGAGCTTACTCTTGTTGTTGATCGTGCAAACGCATTCAAGTTCATTGTCGATGACATTGAAACCAAGATGTCGCACGTAAACTTCAAGGAAGTAGCATCTTCTTCGGCGGCTTATGCGTTGCGTGATGCGTTTGACGAAGGCGTGTTTGCAATTATGCAAGCTGGCTTGTCTGCATCTGCACCCGACCACACTCTGGGTGCTGACTCAGCTACCAACCTTGGTGCTGGCGTCTATGACGGTGCTGGTGCTATCGACGTAGGCATTTCTGGCGAGACTGATCCTCTGGACGTTCTTGCTCGCATGGCTCGTTTGCTTGATGACCAGAACGTACCTGAAGAGGGTCGCTGGGTTGTAGCTTCTCCTGACTTCTATGAGCAACTCTCTCAGAGCGGTTCTAAGCTTCTGTCAGTAGACTTCAACGCAGGCCAAGGCTCTATTCGTAACGGTCTGGTAAGTTCTGGCAAGTTGCGTGGATTCTCCATGTACAAGTCAAACAATATGCCTGCTACGACCAACTCTACCGGCTTTATGCTGGCTGGTCATATGAGTGCTGTTGCAACCGCACAATCCATCACTAGCACAGAGGTCATCCGTGATCCTTCTAGCTTTGGTGACATTGTACGTGGTCTGCACGTTTGGGGAGCTAAGGTTCTCCGTAACGAAGCACTGATCGGTGCTTACTACAACATCGACTAAGATGATTGTGAGGGAGGGTGAAATACCCCTCCCGTTTTTAAAAGGACTAAAATATGCCATTGATTTCAACTCCCAATAAACCTATCAGTATGAAGCTGACTGAGAATAAGCGTGGGCGTTATCGTCACGTAGATCAAAAAAAGTTTGCTGATAACTATGATAAGATTTTTGGAAAGAAAGACAAAGGAGAAAAAAATGAAGGATAAAAAGCGTTCACGCTATAACATGGGTAGCGGAATCCGTGGAGGTTATATGGGCGGCGGTAGTTCTTACCGTATGCAAAAAGCCGAAGGCGGTAAAGCCTACTCAAACATAAGAGACATGGAAAAGGCTTGTATGTCTCCTGACCATAATGAGTCAATGAAAGAGAAATGAAAGTTCCAGCACCAAAGGGTTACCACTGGATGAAGAGCGGTAACAGCTACAAACTAATGAAAGACCCTAAAGATGGCTTCAAGCCCCACAAAGGTGCTAGTAAGTCAGCCAACTTTGAAATACAAAAGGTTCATAAAAAATAATGGCGACTACATACCTACAGCTTACAAATGAATTACTAAGAGAAATGAATGAGGTTGCACTAACCTCTAGTAATTTTGCTTCTGCTATTGGAATACAAGCACACGTAAAGGACTGCGTTAATCGTGCATACCTTGACATTGTTCTTGAAGAACCTCAATGGCCTTTCTTGTCTGTAGGGGATAGTGGTACAACAGATCCTATGTATGGAAATACTTATGTAGAAACTGTAGCAAATACACGTTGGTATGAGCTAAAGCCTGCAAGTGATTCTATTTTAGATGACTACGGCTCAGTAGATTGGGATAATTTTTATTTAACTACTGTAGGTGTTACAGGCGAAAGTGCGCCATACACTGCCAAGAATCTTAGATTTACGACTGTAGACGAATGGAAAGATTTTTACAGAGCCAGAGAAAACGCAGACGATGCAGAAGACGCCAATGGTGGTGAACCTAAGCGTGTTATTCGTAGCCCTGATGGGCGTATGTTTGGTTTAAGTCCAATACCCGACAAAATATATCGTGTATGGTTTTATGCGTATACACAGCCTACACAACTTTCAGCGTATGGCGACACTATAGTATTTCCAGATATGTACAAGACAGTACTATTATCTCGTGCAAGATATTTTATACATCAGTTCAAAGAAAACATTCAACCAGCCGCACTAGCCTTAGAAGAATATCGACGCGGCTTAAAGCTTATGAAATCTAATCTAATGACTCCAGAGCCTTTCTACATTAAAGATGATCGCGTGAGGTTTGTCTAATGTCTCAAGCCTATGGCTTTGCGGCAAAGGGAGGTTTAAATACTAACTTAAACTCTTTAGAGTTGTTGGGTAATCCCGGCTTTGCCGTAAGACTTTCTAACTTTGAAGTAGATCCAGATGGCGGCTATCGACGCATAAATGGATTTACAGCTTATGGTGGAGCATCAGCAACAAGACCTAATACTACAAACAGAGTTTTAGGAACCTTTGCATATGCTGACGGCATTATTGTTTGTTCAGGCACAGATATGTTTTTTAGCAATGATGGCATTACATGGCTAAAAATAAATCGTAGTGGTGTAGCGGGTGGTGGTGATAACTATACAACTTTTACAGGACGATCAACTTTAACACGCACAAACCAAGGCCAATGTCAATTTGCTCTTTTTGAAGGGGCTACTTACAAATATGGGCAAGTAATTATAGCAGATGGCGCTAATAAATTATATTCTTTCAGAATGGAAGGTACTGGAGCTTTAAATACTCGTACTTTTTTTGCAGAAGAAATAACTGTTAATGGCACAAACTCAGTTAAATATATTACAGTTCATGACCATCATTTAGTGGCGGCAGGTGTAGACAATAACTTAAACACAGTTTATTACAGTGTTGATAACAACCCCACTAATTTTACTGGTACTGGTGCTGGTGCTGTAACAATTTCAGATCAAATACAAGGTATTAAAGGTTTTAGAACAGATTTAATTGTTTTTACAAGAAATAGTATTCATAAACTTATAAATATTAATGACTCACAAACTGTTCGTATAGATCCTATTGCAGAAAACGTAGGCTGTCTTAGTGGATATAGTATTCAAGAAATTGGGGGTGATCTAGTTTTTCTTGCACCTGATGGTATTCGTACTGTTGCGGGTACAGCTAGGATTGGTGATACAGAGTTAAGTTCTGTCTCTAGACAGATACAAAGTATTATTAGGGAAGTAAACCAAAATATAACAGACTATGTTATTGATAGCTGTGTTATACGAGAAAAATCTCAGTATCGTCTTTTTTATTCAGGGCCTAATGAAACCATTGCAAATGCTTTAGGAATTATTGGAACCTTTACAGGCCAAGGTTTTGAATGGTCTGAAACGCAAGGTATTCAGGCTTTTGGACTTAGTTCTACAATTAATTATAATGGTCTTGAAAAAGTTTATCACGGCGATAAAGATGGGTATATTTATAATCATGATACAGGCACTTCTTTTTTAAGTGGAGGTACTGAACAAAACATCACAGCTATTTATGAAACAGCCGATTTAGATTTTGGAGATATTGGAACTAGAAAAACTTTAAAGTATGTTCGGACTTCTTTTTCTCCTGAAGGGGAAATAACCCCTACACTAAGACTTAGATATGATTATAAATCTACTGATATTTTACAACCTTCAGATATAACTATTACTGGCATACCGCTACCAGCAATCTTTGGAGAGGCTGTATTTGGTACTGCAACATTTGGAGGCACAAACGACCCAATGGTTAGAACCACTGTGCAAGGAAGCGGAAATACAGTTAGTTTAAGAATACGAACAGACGATAAGAATTTTCCGTATGCAGTTAATGGTTTCTATTTAGACTATATGCCATCAGGTAGGAGATAATAATGGCTCAAGACTATACAAGACAAAGTACGTTTGCTGATGGCGATACAATTACTGCCGCACTCTTTAATGATGAATATAATCAATTAGTAAATGCTTTTGCATATTCTAGTACTAGTGCGACAACAACAGGTCACAGACATGACGGAACTTCTGGTCAAGGTGGTAATATACCACAAATTGGTGATTTAGATTTTAAAAACAAAATTGTTGTAGATAGTACAAATAATCGCTGGGGCTTTTTTGTAGAAGTCTCTAGTGCCGCAGTAGAACAAATTCGTATTCAAGACGGCGCTATTGTACCTGTAACGGATAATGATATTGATTTAGGTACAGCGTCTTTAGAATTTAAAAATCTTTATATTGATGGTACGGCAACCATTGATACTCTTACGGTTGATGAAGCCGCAACAATAGGTACGACTCTTGGTGTAACAGGCGCTACGACCCTATCTAGTACCCTTGGCGTTACTGGAGCAACCACACTAAGCTCTACACTGGCTGTAACAGGCACTTCGACACTGACAGGAAATGTTACAACTACAAACGATTTAAGTGTTGGTGGTAATCTTACAGTTACTGGTAATGCGACGATATCAGGCAACCTTACGTTTGGCGATGCTGACACAGATAGCATTACACTTACAGCAGATGTTGCCTCGCACATTACTCCAGATACTGATGACACTTATGATCTTGGAAGCTCTACAAAAGAGTGGCGAAATCTTTATATTGATGGTACTGCAAACATTGATAGTCTTGTAGCAGATACAGCAGACATAAACGCAGGAACTATTGATAATACTGTTATTGGTGGTACAACAGCCGTAGCCGGTACATTTACAACAGCAAATGCTACAACTGTAGACACAACCAATATTGAAGTTACTAATATAAAAGCTAAAGATGGTACTTCAGCAGGATCTATTGCAGATACAACAGGTGTAGTTACTTTAGCAAGTTCTGTTTTAACGACTACCGATATTAATGGTGGTTCAATAGACGGAACAACAATTGGATCTACTACAGCCTCTACAGGTAACTTTTCTACATTGTCTATTGGTGGTGTTGCAATTACGTCTACAGCCGCTGAACTAAATATTCTTGATGGTGTTACGGCTACAACAGCCGAATTAAATTATACAGATGGCGTTACTTCAAATATTCAAACACAGCTAGACGCCAAACAAGCTCTTGATGCAGATCTTACAGCTATTGCTAGTCTTGCAAATACTGATGGCAACTTTATTGTTGGTAATGGCACTACATGGGTTGCTGAGTCAGGAGCAACGGCTAGAGCTAGTCTTGGAGTTACTATAGGCTCTGATGTTCTTGCATACGATTCAAATCTTCAAAGCTTTGTTACGGCCTTTACGCTTCCAACTTCTGATGGGACTTCAGGCCAAGCATTGATTACAAATGGTACAGGCACAATTGCTTTTGGAGATGTTGATGCTCTGCCAACTCAAACAGGTAACAGCGGCTACTATCTAACTACAGACGGTACTAACGCTTCTTGGGATAATTTAAAAGCTAGTCCGACCTTTACAGGCACTGTGACGATTAGTAGCACAGACGCCCTTACACTGCCCGTAGGCACAACAGCACAGCGTCCTACAGCCGCTCAAGGCATGATTCGTTATAACACAACTGATTCTCAATTTGAAGGTTATAACGGCTCTTCATGGGACGCAATTGGTGGTGGTGCTGAGTATGTGTATACACGAACATCAGCAACAGCTACTGCATCTCAAACAACATTCTCTGCGACCTATACGGTTGGTTATGTAGACGTATATTTGAATGGTGTAAAGCTTGTTGTTGGTACAGACTTCACTGCCACTAACGGAACTTCTGTTGTTTTAACTACAGGAGCTACAGCAGGCGATAATGTTGAAATACTGGCCTATGAAACCTTTGCAGTAGCTAATGCCTTAACAGCCGCTAACAATCTTTCAGATGTTAGTAGTGCTTCTACAGCACGTACAAATTTAGGTTTAGCTATTGGCACAGATGTTCAAGCTTATGATGCTCAACTTGCAGATGTAGCAGGTTTAACACCCGCTGACGGTAATTTTATTGTAGGTGACGGAACAAACTTTGTAACTGAAAGCGGTGCTACAGCTATTGCATCTCTTGGTATTACAGCAACGGCGGCAGAAATAAATTATTTAGATGTAACAACTTTAGGAACTTCAGAGGCTTCTAAGGCTGTGACAGCAGATGCAAATGCCAAGGTTAAGTTTATAGGCACTACTTCTGTTGCTGAAATGATTGAAAAAGTCACGATTGATACATCCACTACAGGAACAATTAGTTTTGATTTTTTGACTCAAGCGGTTCAATTTTTTAACACCAATCAAACTGCAAACAGGACAATTAACTTTCGTGGCGATGGATCTAATTCGCTTGACAGCATAATGGCTGTGGGAGAAAGCATGACAGCCGCAGTGTTAATGACGCAAGGAACAACAGCATATTACTTAAACGCTTATCAAATTGATGGGTCAGCAGTTACGCCAGAGTGGTCTGGGGGTTCTGCGCCATCAGCGGGTAACGCATCATCTATTGATGCTTATGTATTTACAATTATTAAAACAGCAAGCGCTACGTTTACTGTTTTAGCTAGCCAGACTCAGTACGCATAATGCCTTTGCTATCTACACTTGGTGCAGGGTCTTCTAAGGGGTTTAACCCCGGCAGAATACCGCTTGAGGTTACCGGCGGAACCATTACTACTTCTGGCTTGTACACCTATCACACTTTTTCGTCCACTTCTAACTTAGTTGTATCTGGCGGAACGCTAGAAGATATTCATTACATGATTGTTGGTGGCGGCGGAGGCGGCGGTGGTGCTTTTCCGATATACGGCTGTGGAGGAGGAGCAGGAGCAGGGGCTTATCGTTTATCAACATCGTCTGGAACATCTATTTCTGAAGGTTCTTACACTGTAACTGTAGGCGGTGGTGGTGCAGGAGGCGCTGGATCAGAAGGACAGCGTGGTGGTAATGGTGGAGATAGCACATTTAACAGCATTACCTCTAATGGTGGCGCTGGTGCTGGATCTGCTGACGGGAGTCTGGGATGGACTATGCCCGGAACCAGTAACGGTAATGCTTCTGGTTCTGGCGCTGGCGGTGCTGGCGGAACTAATAGTGGAGGTGCTGGCGGAACTTATGGAAATCAAGGCGGATCAACTGGCGGAAACGGAACATCTAATGGTCAAACTGGCTGTGGCGGTGGTGGTGGCGCTGGTTCTAATGGCGGAAACGGTAGTGGCTATTCTGGAGGAAATGGTGGAACAGGCTCGCAAGAGTCTACTTGGGCGGGAGCAACAAGCACTGGCGATTCTAACTACTACGCAGGTGGCGGCGGAGGTGGTGCTACAGGAGCGGCGGGTCAAGGTGGCTTAGGTGGCGGAGGAGACGGGTCTGTTTCTCCATCGAATAACGGGAATGGTAATGGTATTGCTGGGACTGCAAACACCGGAGGCGGTGGAGGCGGCGGTGGAGCATGGTCTGGTGGGTCAACTCACACTGGTGGAAACGGCGGATCTGGCCTTGTAATTATTAGATATTTAACGGCTCAATTGGGGTAACAATGGCGCACTTTGCACAAATAGACGAAAACAATTTTGTTGTAAATGTCCTTGTTATTCCTGATGAGCAAGAAGATAGAGGGCAAGATTACCTTGCTGTTGATTGCGGTTTAGGAGGCACATGGGTGCAAACATCCTACAACAACAATATTCGCCACCGATATGCGGTCATCGGTGGAAAGTATGACGCTAATAGGGATGTTTTTCTTTATCCTCAACCATACCCAAGCTGGACGCTAGACAGTAATTATGATTGGCAACCGCCTGTTGCACACCCAGATGATGGCAATCTTTATGTCTGGAACGAAGCTCAACAACAATGGGATACGGAGTAATAAAACATGAGTAATGCTAGAACAATTGCAGACTTAGCCGCAGTTACAGCGACTGCTACAGAACTGAATGCTTTAGATGGCATTACATCTGATGTAACAGAATTAAATCTTTTAGACGGCGTTACAGCCACAACCGCAGAATTGAATTTTGTAGACGGTGTTACGTCAAACATCCAGACACAGCTAGATTCTAAAGTTGGCTCGACCCACACAGGCGACGTAGACATCACAGGCGAACTGCTGGTTGATAGTTACAACGAGACTTTTAAGAAGGTTTCTAGTGTTAGTGCTACTACTGGTTATCAGTTAACAAGTGCCGCTTACGCATCTAAAA